TCCTTGGGGTCGTTGCATAATTCGCATACCAACCTGGCCAGTAAACGAATCACTCAACATATCGACAAGTTCATCACCAGAACGATATCTTTTACCTTTAATCTTGGGATCCATGATGTTTATCATCATATGTCCACCACTTCTAAGAGAATCGAATGTGTTTTGAGATACTGGTAAATAAAAATCATCTCTCCACGATTCATATTCATTAAACTTTGCCCAAGATTGATCTTCAGAGTGTTCACCACCTTCATTATACCTTTCTGTTGAAAAATATGGAGGCGAAGTAAATGCACAATCAATATCCCCAATATCATGCCATGGCAAATTTTCTGCACCGCAGCGATAAAATATACAAGTCTTCTTGTCACCATAAAGTGCAAAATAATCTTCCTTGTCTACAATTTCATAGGAGTTACCTATTAACTTAGAGTATTCTTGTGCCTGTATTTTATAATTCTTGAATGTGTTTGGATTTGGGTCACAACCAATATAAAGTGTTGCATTCGAACAAAAGAATCCTGCAAGTCTATCACCCCAACCCATCGAAGTATCCAAAACTCTCTTTGCGGCAGTCATTTCATATATACACTTTGCAACTAACGGTTTAAACTGCGTGGCGATGTATGTACCAAGTCTAAACGCCATCATGTACTGTTTGTTGGTTAATTCCCAACTATCGTTCACACCTCGCCAGATGGGGCCTAGCACCCCCCAAATGTTATCACCCTCATTCCATCTATCTACTGGCGACTTGTATCCATAAGAACCACAGGACATTCTCTGTTTATTTTGAAAATAATCACTCACTTCATTGAAAACAGATGGGGCATCAATCAATCCAATACCATATTCTTTAAAGGAATATTTGTAATCATCGTATTTTTCAATAACCTCTTTTTGTATATTTTCTACTGGAGAGATATAGTCTGAATAATCTACAGACTTTAATTTTCTAAATTTAGAAACAAGTTCATCATATGAAAAATCTTTATATGGAAATAGAGGTTTCTCGTTTGTTATGTACTCTGCAACCGTTGATCTAAAAACATCACGACCATATTTTTCTGTTGCAATCTGAAACATTGTACTATCCATAACGGGCAATCTATTTTCATTTGTAATCTTAAATAAAAAATTATAAAGTTCTTTGTCACTATCTGTTTTCATCAAAAATGTCCAATCAATGTGTTGTTTTCGTCTGCAATTCTTTCAAGAGATAAAAGATATGTCTCTCGTAAAAGTTCCGAACCATAATATTGTCTATTACTTCTAATACAAGCAACTGCAGTTGTGCCACTACCCATAAAAGGATCATAAACTATATCATTCTCTTTAGTATAATTCAAAATGCATCTTTTTGCAATAGATATTGGCATCCCATATGAATATTTTTTATATTTCTCGCCATATCCATCGAACCATACATCTGGTTTAAATTCTTTTGACATGTACTGTTTTACTTTACCTTTACCAAAAGTCATTACATTGCCATACGTTAATCTATATAAATCGACTTTATCGGTTTTAACCCATATCTTATGAGTCAATAAGTTATATCCTAAACAACTCATCGAATGTTTCAGAATACTAGATTTTGGGACGATAGTACCATTGTATTTTCTGTCGGTAAAGGCAATGGTAAATGCACTACTTTTTGGCCTTGCTGCACGAAAAACCTCAATTAAAAAATCTTGATAAAGTTCTGGTTTGGATGGGTCTATACCTATTTCTTCAAAGTCTGGTGGACTTGTAAAAAGATAATCATATTCCAATTCACTAATACAGTCCTTATAATCACCCAATATTAATTTACTTTTCATTATGTATTTTGTCCAATCCTACTAAATCCTTTTACCTTTTCGAATCTAACAACACTATGAAACTTGTCATATAGTATATCACCCTTATGACTGATAACAAAAACGTTATTACCACCTAAAGTATTTAGCAGTTTTAAAAACTCATCTGTTCCAGTTGCATCCAAAGAACTATCAAACACCTCATCAAGAATAAGTAAGTTGGTATTAACACTATTCTTCATCCGAGCGATTTCTCTCCAAGTAAAAAGAAGTGCAAGGTCGATACGCATTTTTTCACCTTCAGAGAAAGAAGGATATGTGAAGTTTTCCCTTGCTCTAGACTTAATATTCTCAGAGAATTTTTCATCTAAGGTAAAATTAATATAAAAATCCATCTCTTGCAAATGCTTGTTTATCAACTTATTCATAATTGGTAAGTAATATTTTACAATAGAAGTTTTTACTCCAGTATCCTTTAGGAACTGAGATGCAACGTTATAATAATTTCTAGTATCTACGAATTCTCTTCTCTTAGAATCTAAATCCTTTGCCAGTTTTCTAAGTTCTTTTAGTTCCTCTTCTAAAGAATTCATATTGTCATTATTGTTTTCTGCATCCTCAATTTCTTTTTCAATTTCATCGATACTATCTTGGATAAACGAAAAGGTGTTCATGTTAGAACTCTTCTTATTGTTTAACTCTAGTATTTCCTTTTTAATAGTCTCAATTTCTTGTATTCTTTCTTGTGTTGTATCTAACTCTTTTTTAAGATCCAACAAGGCACTTTCGATTTCTTCTTTCTTAGTATTTTTAGAAGAGATTATTTCGTGTTTATGTTCATCTTCAATATCTTGTTGACATGAAGGACAAACATCTTTACTCTCAAACCAATTAATATCCCCATCTATTTTGGAAATATTATTATGCAGTTGAGTATCTAACTTTTCTAATTTTTTATTTTTTGTTACTGACTTTACTTCATCTCCAATAGAAAGGGCCAGTGCAGATACTTTACTATCATACTCTTCATTTTCAGATAATATTTTTTTCTGTTGAAGTTTCTTATCTTTAATTTTTGTTTTGTTTTGTTTGATGGAGGCAGACTTATCTTCATTTAACTGTTGAATATTTCTTTCCTGCAAATCAATCTTATAATCTTGCAATTCTCTTTCTTTTTCATTCTCAAACAATTCGTCTTTCAGTACTGTAGATCTTGTTTTAAGAATTTCATTCATTGCCGAAAATATTTTGATGTCAAGAATATCTTCAATAATATCTCTTCGATCATTGGCATTTAATTGCATGAAAGGAACAAAGGTTGCACTACCTAAAATAACTGTTTGAGTAAAAGATTTGAAATTGAGTTTAAGAATGTTTTCTTCTAGATAGATTTGACTGTCCCTAATCTTAGAGTCTTGATCTAACATCTTACCATCGATATAAACTTCGAATATATTTGGTTTGATCGCTCGTCTTACCAAATACTCTCGTTTACCTATCGAAAACTCAATTTCGATTACACAATCTTTTTCATTTACAGTATTAACAAGTTGGGGTTTGTTAATTTTACGGAAAGGTTTGCCGAATAGTCCAAATGTGAGTGCATCCAGTATGGTAGATTTTCCTGCACCATTCTCTCCAACAATTAAAGTTGATGCAGTCCTGTTTAGTTGTATCTCTGTAAAATTGTCACCTGTTGATAAAAAGTTTTTCCATCTAATCTTTTTAAATTCAATCATCTACACACCTCTCAATGCAGAAACATACAAGTCTTGCATGATACCTTTTAACTTGTTTTTATCTACATCGATTTCGTAATTATCAATATAATTTGTCAATAGTGACATTGTATCTTCGGTTGCATCAATATCAGAGGCCTCTTCAAAATCCCATTCAGTCGAATCATCAACAATGGATAAATCAGCAACTTCATTCTTATAAAGTTCATCCACAAAAACATCAAACTTATAAGAGTCTGTTCTGTTTTTTACGATTAACTTAACATATTTGTCTTTGTATTTACTTGCAGAAACTTTTTTATCTTCATCATAATAAACTTTATGAAACATTTTATATGGGTTTATAATATGTTCTAGTTCTGTTGTTTCAGTGTCAAAAATATGAAAACCTCTTTTGTCATTACAATCAACCCATGTAATTTCATATGGATTTCCTAAGTAATGAATGTTTCCGTTATGGGATTTATGATGGAAGTGGCCAGACATCACAATATCAAAATTATTGAACAATTTCTTATCCATTCCGTCATGACACATCAATCCAGCACCCATTTCAAATCCTGCGATTTCAAGATGACCCATTGCAATCTTTGCTTTGGTTTTCTTTAAATGAGATATTGTGTTATCATAATTTTCTGAATTAATCCAAGGAATAAAACATACATCTGTTCCGTCAAAATTTAGAGTTGTAGTTTCGGTGTAAATTTTTAATTCGTCACCAAATAATTGTTCCATTGAGTTGATTCGATTTGTATTCTTATAATACACATCATGATTACCAATGATGAAATAGGTATCGTATTCCTTTAAACGCTCAATAAATCTACTCTTAAACCCATCTAAAATATTATAGTTGATAAACTTTCTTCTGTCGGTTACATCACCTAAATGAATAACCGTGTCAATTCCATTCTTTTCAAGATAGGGGAAAAAGACATTATCATAAAATTCCAAAAAATAATTATGAAATAGGATAGAGTCACCTCGGGCTCCAAAATGAGTGTCAGTAATCAATGCAATTTTCATTATAAATTATGCTTCCTTTTTCTGTCTTTTCTCTTTTGCCTTCTCTTTCTTTTTCCTCTGAGTTTCTTCAAATTCTGCAAGAAATTCATCCATGTTGCTGTGTATGAAATCCATGACGCCTCTTTTTATCGGGCCAGCTGGGCCGGACATTACCTCATCAAGAAGTTCTTGATTCTCCATAGACTTATACTTAACATAAGATTGTTTCTTTTCCTTCTGAATTCTTCGAATAAACGCATAGTAAATAATTTGAGTAAAATACGCAAAAGGATTTGATGATTTTGCTGGATCGAAGTTATCAATATACAACAAACAATTTTCTATCCCATCAGAGATCATTTCATCTTTGTATGTGTAGTTGATAAAGTTTGGTTTATAGGACAAATGTTGTGCAATTTTCATAATGCACTCGCCTATATAGTTGGGGACTCTTGGACGTTCTGACCCGTCTTCCTTCGATTGTTTGACCGCATCCTTATACTTTCGCATCTCTTGAAGAAGGAGCTTGTTGTCAACATAATGATTTCTCTTAGTTTTATCTTTAGTTTTTGGCATAATATTTTTCCTAATAAAGTTATGTTCATACTAACACAAAATAATTGGAGTGTCAATCAATTTTTTTTTTATTTTTCTCTTGACAACCTCTTGAAAAACGTGTATTATCCACTATGTGGATGCTTAAGGATATTAATGTATTTAATGTATTGTCTTATTAGAGTGATTTACTAACATCTCTAAGAAGTCATCTTGAGAGTGTTCTTCTGTTTCATCTAGACTTACACTGTCCTCATCGGAAGCAGTTTCAACATTTTCATCAATCTGTTCATTGAATCTTTTATTGTCTAAAATCATTTGGTAATGGTCAACTAAATCTTTATTGGGTTCATTGACAGTAATTATATCATTAACTGATATCTTTGTAAAGGTTTCCGTTGAAAAATTTAACCAATCAACGAGTGTAGTGCTGAACTGTCCATTCTGGGGGTTAAGAAACGACTTTATCTCGTATGGATCGTGAATTGTTATATAACCTCTACTCCCAGAATCTTGAGGATTGATTTGAGTGATTATATTTTCTTTTGTTACGAGTTTAATTAGTTTATACTCAATATTCATTTCAGAAATAATCCTTTTCAACTACTCAGAAATCTTAACTTCATGAATTTTGAAGTCAAATTTTTCTTCGTTATAAATATTTAGTCTTTCATAAAAGTGCCTCAGCGCAAAATTCATATGAGATTTGTATTTCATATCATCAGCGATATCATATAAAACTGCACTTTCTTTATTGTTTCCTTTTCTTAACCCTCTTCCTATTGACTGAAGATTTCGAACACGACTTTTCGATGGGGATGTAAAAATTACGTTATGTAGATTACGAATATTGACACCAGTAGAAAATGTACCATAAGAAGCAACGATAATTGCGTTTTTCTCTTTTTCTGTAATTCTTCGTATTTCTTCTCTAATTTCTGCGTTAACTCCTCCATGTACGAAAAAGACTCTTCTGTTTTCATCTGCACTATCCTTCAACAAATTATGTAGTGGGATTCCATGTTTTTCCACAAAATTAAATAAGACAAGTGTATTGCCATTTAGATCTAGAACCAGATTCTTGATGAATTCATTTCTGCGATTATTTGTGACAATCCACTCCACTTCATCTGCGTATTTGACTCCCTTCATTTCCTTGCATATGTTCTCTGGATATTTTAGTACGATACACTTAATACTGAAGTCTGCAAGGGTTTTACTGTCGATTAGTTTTCTTGTGGTGGTAACTTGTTTTACATCACCAAACAATCCAGTCAGAACTAATTTATGCGTCTTACTTCCATCCAAAGTTCCAGTAGTTCCAAATCTATATTTACAATCAGTGAGCCTGTCCATAATTTTGTTTAAAGAATTCGCCTTAAATAAGTGACACTCATCACCTATTACAACATTAAACTGATCCCAATAATCCCTAGGCATTTTGTAAATAGATTGCCATGTAGATATTACAACTTTCTTGTCGGTTTCTTTACTTTGTCCTTGGAATATTTTGTGGCAATATTTTTCTGCATTCCACCCATAGTCTGCAAAGTCAGAATACATCTGGGAAACCAGAGATGTTGTTGGCACAATTATCAATATTTTCTTTCCTTTTACATTAGGATGCATATTATAAAATCTTACTAATGTGTATATAATCAGAGATTTTCCTGATGCAGTAGGAGAAAGAAGTAGTGCTCGATTGTAATCGATTGCATGTTTTATAGCATCAAGTTGATAGTCCCTATATTCAATCTTTTTCCCTTGACTATATGGGTCGATGTACTTACACAACTCTTGTAAATTGTTATCCGTAAAATTTGTGTCTGTTAAGTCATTTTCAAAAGAAAGTTCATATCCATTTTTATCACAGAAAAATTTCAACTGATTTAATAACCCAACATACAACTTACAATTAGTTGGATTAAACAACCTGATTTTACCG